ATACCAATCACACCCAACCACCAGCATTTGGGCTGAGTATAAATTTCAAAGCTCAGATGTTGATTACAACCAAGTTGCTGTAGGCTTGAAAAATAAGTTTCTTGAAGACAACAAGCTTTATTCAGCAGCATCAATTGGTATTGGTATGAGTTGGCTTGATGAGAGTGAAACCGATTTTGATTTAGGTCGAGTAAAAGTTGAGTTGGATTACTTTACCATCCCTGTAGCTTTAGAGGTTGGATATAAAATCACTCCTCAAGTTGATATGTTTGGGGTATTTGGATACCAGTGGATGTTTAACCGTGATGCTAAATTATGTGTAGATGGTGATTGTATATCTGGTAACAGCGATGATCTCGATCTTAATGGCGTGACTTATAATGCTGGTGTGCGCTATAAGTTCTAAAAAATGAGCCTCCTTCGGGAGGTTTCTTTTTCACTTAATAATTAGTATCTTGTCCTGAATAACAAATATTTGGGGTTGGGTGTGGAAATAGTAATAGCAGTAATTGTTGGTGTGATTATTTGGTAT